ATTGGAGAATCAATCAAGTCTTTGAGCCATTCGCTTTGTGCTTCTGTAATCCAATTCGAGAACAACTTCACTCGATGACTCGTGTTCATATCATACGCTCTAGAATTAAAAGAGAATGTGTCGTATCCGTACGAAGTACCAAGTCCATATGGATTTGCTTTGTACATTTTGCGCATAGTATCGTAAGTATCACGACGAACGCGATTGAATCTGAATGAGTCAAACCCTCCGAGAGAGTTCAAGAAGAACAAGTCTGTTGTGTCGTACTTTGAACACTCGTCGATGATGTTGACACGATATGTCTCACTCAATGTCGTTCCACCATTCTTGAGAACGATGTCGTAGTATGTTGCACCGCTAGGAATTGATAGTTGAGAACCACTAGGAATACGCACAATTGTAGAAGTTGGCAAAGTCAAAGTCTGAGTCGATGCGTTTGAGTATGTAATGACTGCGCTAGTTGCTGTGTTGCGAATAGCGTAGAGAAAGTCTTTTTGTGTGCGATGAATAATCTTCGAGCGAATCGGTGTCAAGAACTTGCCGTCGCCATCCATTGTGTATTGACCATTGTAATTGACTAAGTCAATCGCGTTGAGAGATGCGTTCCACACGTTACCCGTTGCGCTTGTCAAGTTGGTATACTCTGTGATTGAACCTGTCGGACTAGTAGAATACTCATACCCGAACTCTACTTTGTACGCCATCGCTGAGTTTGTGCAACCACTAGCGAGAGTGTCGTTTATATTGAAGTCGTATGTGACGTAGTTCTCTAGAATGCGTGAGATGTTGAAGACACCTTTGTTTGTAGAGCCATAGTAGATAGGTGCTTTGAGTTTCGCTAGAGAAGTAGTGTTTTGCTTTACCTCACAAATGAACTTGAAATTGTCTTTTGTGTAGATGCCACCGCTTGACTCTGTGACAACGAAGTTCGTGTCATTGTATGCGGGTGTGTTTGCGTTTGGTTGTTGTGTGATTGAGAGTGCCACTTCTTAAAATAGCGATTTTGTGTATGCGTCTCAAATGCACAATAATTGAACATATTGCACAATCAAATGAACTTATCCGTTGATGAATAATGTGTTATATAATACTCCAAAACATATAGTTTAGTCCATTTTATGGCGAGTTATATGTTTGCGCGTATATTGCCAACTTGAGTAGTAAAATCGTGACAAATTGAGTAGTTGCCCGTAACAAATTGACACTACTATTTGTTACAACATCTCATTGAGAACTGCGATGACATAGTTTTGAAATCCTTTGTTTGCGCTTTGCTCTAGTCGTTTGTTGCGCTCTTGCGTTTGTGCTTTGTAGTATGCGATAGCGTTAAAGAACTCAATCAATGACATATCCAGAAAGAACTGCCATTTTGTTCTATCGCGATTCGCCATCTTGTCGATGAGTTCTAGCCAAGAGAAAGGGCTTACCTCTACTTTGTCAAGTTGCTCATCTCCTGCGTCAAATAGTCGAGGGTAGCGGTCAACAACTGCGGATAGAGTGCCAAGAAAAAAGAAGCGTACGAGTAAGCGAACGAACAACTCAAAGTCTTGAAGTCTTCGCATCTTTGCTCGAAGTTTTGAGCGACTTGACCTTTGCTGATTTTTACGCGACGACCAAAGATGTCTACTTCATATGATAGCATCGCAAGAATCTTGTGTAGGTTCTCAATGATGTCGTCTGCTTTAATTTGTTGCAACTCGATGAAGTGGTGTGCGTTCATCTCTTGAGCGTTCGTGATAAGACGATATCGCTTGTTGTAATGCTTGAAAGCGAAGAGCGGTTTGTCGCTTGGTAGTTCGTTCAAGAACTTCAACTTCTCTACTTCTTTGAGAATCTCTTCGAGAGACATCTCCTCGACTTCGTCTATATCTAAACGATTGACGATAGCGATTTGATGTACTCGTCTTTCTACGCCTTCAAAGTGGTTGATTGAAGCGAGTTCTTGTAGTTGTTCGATGGTTATATTTTTCCAATTCATTCTATGCAAAATAAAAAAGACCTGGCTTGTTCTTCGTCTTGCAATCTAAAGCAAGAGCAAGAGAGCAAACGCAGTCGTCGTGCAGTCCACTAGGTGCAGAGTATCTCACACCTGTTCTTGTGTACTCGTATTCAAAAGACTCCATCTCGTATCCGATTGGGTCTTCGGGGAATCTTATCTCGGTGCGTTGTACTGCGAGAACTAGACCTTCGATGAGTTGTTGTTTTGATTGTGATGTAAACTTAAAGCCTTGAGCGCGAGAACACGCTCGTTGAATTTGCTCAACTATTGGGTCACCCACGCCTGTTGAGTCAATGAAAGCGGGTGTGTTTTGTACTAGTTGAATGATTCGTTGTTGAGTTTGCCCCCAATCGGCTTGAAATCTATCTACATAAGCGACGCAATTAGAAGCGTCTAGACCGACAATCACGGTGTAATCTGTATACTTTGCTAAGTCGATACCATACGCGACAACCTGAGCGTTCGTAGTTGGTTGGTAACACGCTCGAATAGAGTCAATCCCAAATGGATTTGATTTATCGTCGGCAGGTTCTGCCAAGTACAACTCATCGAACACGTGTTTTGGCAAGTCTCTCTTCGCTTGTTCTACTTCTTCGAGTTGAAGAATGCCCTCATTGACTGCGTCGTATGCTGTGATTTTGAAGTACTCGTAGTCTTGCTCTCCTTGCTTTGCTCGTTCGCCTAGTTTGTAGAACCAATTCTTTTTTCCTTTTACGTTCCCAATAAGTTTACACTTTCCTTGAGTAGCGGTGAGAGTAGAACGTAGAGCGAACCACGACTCTTCTCTTGCTCGTGATGCTTCATCAAAGACACAAGCGTACACGTCGTCACCATATAGGTTGTCTGGCTTCTCTGCGCTCTTAAACTCAATACGACCTCCTGTTGGTAAAGTCAACAACAACTTCGACTCGTTCGTTGTAAAGAAGTTCTTGTCGGTGACTTGCGTCTTCATACGACGATAGGCAATTTCTGCTTGTTGGTATACGGGTGCAACCCACCACACACTTTGACCATCTTTCAAGCGAAGTGCTTGTTCAAATAGCCATATGATGTGTGATGCGGTTTTACCTGTTTTAGTACTCGCCGCCGTGATTGTGTACCTCGCTTTTGAGTCGAGGATGTTCTTTTGATAAGAAGTCAATCGTGGGCGAATATACTCTATTTGCATACGCTTTCGTAGAACTTGACACGCTCGATGTTCCACAACTTAATATCGTGAAACTTCTTGCAATAGTGAGCGTTGTTTGAACCTAATTGTGAAGCGTTTGTAAGCGCTTGTTTGATTGAGTCGTACCACTCGTCTGGCTTTGCGAAAATGACACCACCGTTGTCGATATGGTTCAAGTATGGCTCACAAGCACTCACGACTATTGGCAAGTCGTATGCACTCGCTTCGAGAATCTTCAACTCACTCTTGCAAGAATTGAACTTTGTCGCTTGTAGTGGTGCGATTGCTAAGTCAAAGTGTTTGTAGACTTCACCGTATGCGTTCGCGCTAGTTCCACGTACGATGTGAAACCAATCACCTTTGAACATTGAGCAGATTGAGTCCCAGATATCACTAGGAGTGTACCCACACAAATAGAAGTCAATGAGACCTTCGTTTCCTAGACGAGTGATGTCATCAACGATGAGTTTCAAATCTTCGTGATGTGTGATACCACCGACCCATCCAACTTTGAACTTCTCGTTGTCTATACGTGAGTGTTTCCATTGCTCGTGTTCGTAGTCTAAGCAGTTAGGCAACACGATTGCGTTCTTGTTGTACTGCTTTACTTGTTCGAGTAGTTGTCGCGTTGTGCAAGTGACACCATCTGCGTAGTGAAGAGCGTCTTTGATTGCGTTCTTGATTCCGTGACGGTACGCCCAATATGCGGGGTTAAATTTAGGTAGTACCCAGTAGTCGTCAACGTCTACGATGTATGGGGTCTTCGCTTTAGCAATCTTCTTTAAGATGTCGTAGTGATGATTACCAAGCCAACGATTGAACACGACAAGGTCGTAGTTCTTGAAGTCAACGAGGTTCATCATCGTGTCACTATCTTGAGCGATGTCGATAGTAGCGTAGTTATCGAGTTGTAGACGCATCAATGGCGTGTATATTCTGTGATACACAACGCCATTCATTCCTTCTGCTAGTGCAAGTATTCTCATTCGTTTGGTGGGATAGGGATAGGCATCCAATAGCGTACGTGAATCAAACGATTGGTGTATTCGTCAATCCACATATCATCCATATATCTAGCAAGAGTCACTTCGTCATTTTGATTGATGACGAGTTTCAAGTCTTCGTCGTGCGGTGGTAATACATCCGCACCTCTCCAAGTCTTTTTCATTAGAATGGTAAGTCTTCAGTCTTCTTTGGTTGTGGAACACTAATAGCGTGAGTCGCTCTTGATTTCTCGTGAGGTGCTTTCATCTTCTTGCAGTTGATTCGTACGTCTCCGTATTGATTGACGATGAGTTCACCGCTAGATATAGCGTCGTTTAATTTCTTGATGTTGATTGAGAGATTGATTCCGTACTCGTTCTCCCATCCGTTTCCGATGTAAGTTGTCATTTAATCTAGTTTAAGTGTTATTTTGATAGGTTCTTCTGTTTTGATTGTTGTCTCTACTTCTTCTTTTGGTTTACCGTGTACTCTAGTGAGCAACGTCTCTAGTGAGAAGAGTGAGTTCTTGTCGTGTGATTTGAGCAACGCACCTGCTACGATGCGTTCTAGAATAGTATAGTCGTTCCCTTTGTCTATCGCGGTCAATTCTTCGCGAGACATAGCGACCATATTCATCAAGGTTTGATTTATGTCGTCTTTTGAATAGCCTAGCCCCTTCAGTTGGGTGACTAGTTTCTTTGGTCTTCCGTTGGGGTTTGTGACTATACCTTTTTCAAAAGGCTTCAAGTTTTTCAATGAGTTCTCGTGTGCCATATTATTCTCTATTTGTTCATTATTTTTGACACTTACTCAAAGCGATTCGATGCTTCTCTTTGAGAAAGTCTTTGAATTGTTTTTGGTCTCCGAACTTGGTGTGGCACTCTCGACAAAGCGCTTGAAGATTTGTGATGACGTCTTTGAGTTTTGACCCACCCATCCCTCTCGCTTCGATGTGGTTTATGTCAGTAGCCGTCTTACCACATACCTCACAACCTATCCAAGACGATGTGTCGTATCCAAAGTAGTCGAAGTATATCTTCGTATGTTTCTTCATCTCTTGAACAATAGTGACCACGATGTCGGTCTATTTAGTTTTCTGTCTAGTGTGAACCCGCACTCATTGAATAGCGCAATCCACTCTTCTTCACTTTTGATGTTGATATGTCCCCAAGCCTCATCGAAGTCTGTCTTGTCTGGAGTGCTTGAGAAGTGAAAGTACTTACACTTGATGTTTTTCAAGAACGGCTTCAACTTTTCGTCTTCAATGTGTTCCATTACTTCGATAGATGCTACCAAATCAAATGTCTTCCACTTGGTGGTGGTGAAGTCCTTTATGAACACTTGAAGCGTTGTGTTGTCGTTTCTTGTGATTTTGCGTGTGACATACTCACCGTGAATCTTTGACAAGTCAACATAGGTACATTCAACATTGTGTTCAAGCATTGCTTGTGTGTATGCACCAACTCCACCTCCGCAATCAAGGAATGTCTTTGCCCCTGTGATTTCTAGAATCTCTTTCGCTGTTTGCTTGAATAAGTTTGTGTATGTCTCGTTGTTCAAATCAACTCCTATGCTCAACTCGTGATTGAAGCATTGCTCATCTGTCATTGTTCCATTGAATGCGTTCATCTCATTTCTAGATTTTGTTCGTTCAATATGCGATGTAGTTCTTCTCTTGCTACATATAAAGCGTTGATTGCTTCTGGACTATCGCTATCACTTGCGTACTTTGTTTTCGTTCTCAAGTATTGGTCGAGTTGCCACATAGCGTGTTGCCACTTCCAACCATTTGAAGCGTCTTCAAAATGCTCTTGCTCTTCGGGTAAATTGAACTCAAGAATTGCTTTCATATACTTTGTTTATTGTTGCTCATTGTTTGCGTCTTCTCTTTGGTTTTTGCTCATCGTCTGCTATAGTCGCTTTCTCGATGGCTTGTTGTTTCTCTCTCCATTCTGCTTGTTCTTTTATTGAGTTTAATTTCTGTTGACAGAATATCAATAACGAGAAGTAACTCTCAACAAAACAAGTTGAGCAAGATGGCATAGAACGACCATACAAAGATTGATACACGCTTCTCAAACGATGCGCTTCTTCTGGGTTCAATGACAATACTTGTGTCTTTTTGTACTCGTTGTATTTTGGCTCAAGCGATACAACGAACTCAATGTCTTCAAAGTTCATATTTTTGTTTCTAATAGTGCTACAATAATAGTCGAGATTGATGCGTACAACACGCCTGTCAACCCGTAGTGATAAGTGAAATAACCTAGACCAATCCAAAACGACATACAAAATGCGCAGTCGAGAGGCTTCAATCGCTTCCAATTAAATGGATTGCGACCATACAAAAATGTCTTAATAACGTCGGCAGGTTTGCCAAAGTTTACGAGTATCACGCTAAAACACGCGATACCTAGAATCTCTAAATGTGTCATAAGAAGTTTTCTTTGTAGTAAAGTTGTGATAGAATTTGTGACTTCGTAGAGTGTGCGTTGAGTTCGCTCTCGTAGCCGTCCACAAATGCTTTGTGAATGATTCTAGACTCTTCTTCAAGAAGACCTTCAAATTGTTTGTGAATGCCTCTCACAGATTCTGCTCTAACAAGGTCGCCTTGTTCATCGTGTAGTTTTGCGAGGTTCGTCAAAAATCTATCAACGAACGTCATCGGGGTTTGTTTTTTCATATTGTTCTTGTACTAGTTGTTTCATTAATTTAACGACGCGAAGTATCTCACGTACGCTGATACCTGTCTTGCGATGTAGTGAACGCGCGGAGTTTCCATCAAGCCACATCTTAAAAAGTTCACGCTCATACCAATGAGAACTCTCAATGATAAAGTCGTACGCTCGTATCTTGCTTCGCTCTTGTTCATATTCTTCTTCTTCGACTAGATGGTCTTTGTCATCACTTTGTAAGTGACAATCATACACGTCAACATTGTCGTAGATGCGATTTTGTTGAAATGGATGACGATTGCCGTTGATGGCTGTATGAAGTACTTTGATAGCCCACCATTGTAAGTATCCGTCGTTGTGTAGTTTCTCAACATATGCGTCATCTTTCTCAAGCAAAAGTAGAAAAAAGTATTGATAGAGTTCACGTGCGAGTTCTTTATTCTTTGAGATGCGAAGACACGTATCGAACACCCATCTTTGAGTCGTCAAGTGTTCGATGATTTGTGCTTTCTTCAACGATGCGAATATAGAAAAAGTTTTTGTAATTACAAATTATTTTTTCTCAATCGTTACAAAGTATCCATCTTTCTCATATCGCTTCTTCGTTCTCAACACATCGCTCTCTTCTTTGAGTATGTGAATCGATGACGACAAATTCTTCGTTGCTATAAGAATCCAATAGTCTTGTAGTTTGTTTATAGGTTTTATCGAATTGCTTGTCATATTCTATCAAGTCATTTGTTTGACGTACACTATGTATGATTGTTGAATGGTCGCGATTAATAATTCTGCCAATCGATTCAAGTGACATATTCAATCTTGTTCTACATATGTGGTTGAATGTGTGTCTTGCGTATATGATTTGTTGAGTTCTTATTGGTGAATATATGTCATCCGGTGTTAAGTTAAATACTTGACATACGCAACGCATCACATCACTCCATTGATGCTTGTGTTCTCGTATGTCGATTTTTGGTCTAAGTATTTCACGTCGTAAGTTTTGAATCAACTTCTCGTATTGATTTTTTTGTTCTACTAGTTGCAATCGAAGTCTTCGATTTTGTTGTTTGAGATTATGTATTTCTTGATAGTTCATATTAGAATAGAGATATTTGTCTTTGTGAATAATCTTTGTAAGCGTCAGCACTAAACTCGACAATCTTTGTGTCGATGTTTGTTTTGTCGCCAATGTATTTGTAAGATTTCGTGATTGATTCTTTGCGTAGTTTTAAGCCGTTGTCTTTACCATCTGCGACTAGTTTCTCATTGATTTTTTTGATTGCTTCAATGTTGTTGTTTTCAAGAACTAGATGCCAATTTTTTTCATTGCGTTGCATTCCCATAAATAATGATGGATTGCTTGTCTTGATGTACAAAGTCTTTCCAATGTTTTTATACAACGAACCAAAGTAGTTTAGTAGTTTTATTCCAAATCCTAGACCTTGATAGTCGGGCAACACAACCAATCTACTCACACGATATGCGTCTTGCACCGTACCGCTAGGCATCGGTAGTATTGCGATAAATGCCGTAGGTTTATCGTTCCACGTCAAACAAAAACACTTTGCCGCTTTATTTAATTCTTGTGTCAAATAGTGATGGTGTTTGAATATACGCCAAGTTTCATATCTACATCGAAATACCGAAAACTCAATTTGTGGTCTTGATTGCCGAAGATAGTCGTGTCTCTCGACACGCCCCTTCAATGGTGAATATGTCCAATCCGGCAATAACCACTCCATTATGTCAAAGTGACAACTAGCAAGAATGATTTTTTTGTTGTTCTTACGTATAAATTTTTGTAGTGCATAAGACATCGCTTTTGCTACGTCTCTATCAACGACACTCGTATACTCATCAACAAGTACAACTTCGCTTTCTTTTGCGCTACCAACAAGATACGCTAATTGTGCGCGATATTGTTCTCCATTTGAGAGCGTACGATATGGTCTCAACCACGTAGGAACACTTGACAAACCCATTGAAGACAAAAGTAAACAAGCGTCGCTAGGTTGCAACCAATCAAAGTTTGAGATAAGAGACTTCGATTCATCGAATTGAATCTCTCTAATAGCGCCAAAATGCTTCAAAAGAGTTGATTTACCTGTTCCACTACCTCCGTAGATGACACCGATGTTCCAATCGAAGTTTTTGCACTCGTTAAAATTGACAGGTATTTCTACACTTGTCTTTGTTGAATCTTGAATGTCAAACGATTCACACACATATCGTGTGTATTCGTCTTCAAGAATGTTGTTCTCTAGTTTTATTGTTTTCATATTTGTTCTTTGTATTGTGTTAGTTTGCCTTCGAAGTAAGTTGGAATAGTACAACACTCTCCATTTCGATTCTTTGCAATTATCAACTCCGCTTCTTCTACATCTGGCTTCTCTTGCTCATAGTATGCAGGTCTAAACGGGAACATCACAATATCTGCGTCTTGTTCGATTGCACCACTCTCTCTCAAGTCACTCAACATGGGTCTCTTGTCTTGTCTCTCTTCGCTCTTGCGAGATAATTGAGCGAGAACGATGACCGTTATTTTCAACTCTTTTGCAAGTAGTTTCAAACCTCGTGAGATTTCTGCTATCTCTTGCTCACGATTCGCTTTTGTTCCTTTGATTAATTGGATGTAGTCGATGACAAGCAAGTCAAGACCTTTACGAGATTTATGCAACTTCGCTTTCGCTTTGATTTGTGCGAGTGATGTATCAACGTCGTCGTCTATAAAGAACTCGATAGATTGATTGTTTGCTACGTTGATGACATTCTCAATCTCAATGCGCTCAAGACGACCATTGCGAATTTTCCAATTTTCGATATTGCCAATCAACGACAAGTATCGTTTTGCAAGTTGCTCATTCGACATCTCTAGCGATAAGAAGAGCGCTTTGTGATTGTACATCGCGAAGTCTTTTGTGAGCGTGAGAGCGATTGCAGTTTTTCCCATACCTGGTCGACCTGCTACGACTATCAAATCTCCTTCATTGTATCCACCGATGTACTTGTCGAGATATTTCCATCCTGTTTGTTTTCCTGTGAGAGCGCCTCCGTTTTGACTATTCTCGACAATTTGGTCGACTACCTTGTTCGTGACTTTGACTATTGACTCTGGCTCTTTGTGAGTAGAGAAACTAGTCTCGTCTAGAATCACTTGTAAATCTTTGACCATCTCATCGAGTTCTTTTGTAAGATTCAAGTTTGTCAATCTATCTACAAGAGTTCGTTTGATGTAGTTATATTCAAGAGTTCTCAAGTGTGTTTTGATGTTTGTCAACCCACTTGCTTCTTGTTGAATCTTCACAATCTCAAATACCTCTTTACGAGTAAAGTGTTGTGAAAGAGTCACCATATCAACAGGCTTGTTCTCGTAGTACAACGTAGTCATCACATCAAGAATGCGACGAGAGAAATTGTCTATAAACCAATTCTTATTGATTTGCGGTAAGAAGTGTCTTGCGTCATTGTAGAACAGCAAGTTTGAAAGTATCATTTGTTCTAGATTCATAATGTTGCAAGTTTAGGTCTATTTGGTATTTGTTGCTCACTTTTGTTTGAAAAAGTTCTGTCTCTTCGTTTCCAATTTTGAACCGCAGATTTCCAATCTTTCATCTTTGCTCTACCTACAATCCATCCATTTGATTCGTAGTAGTTGAAAAAGTACTCAGCGTCTCCATTGAACTGAATCTCTTGCATATACTCTTTGACTTGTTCAATAGTTGGTTTGACAAAGCGTTTTGTTGTTTTATTCTTTGTATTTATACTATCTAAAATTTCATTTTCATTTTCAATTTCCATATGTTGTTCATATGAATTACATATGTTTTTCATATCTTCCTTCTTTTTACGATTGTTCGCTCTAGATTCGCTATACTTCTTACGCTTCTCAAACTCATCTCTCATTCGTTTATTGAAGTATCCTTCTTCTGTTTTCTCGAATTTATCAAAGATATCTTCATCATATGAATCACATATCTTCAACATATCTTTCTCACTTAGTACTCCTTTTTGATGTTGAATACATAAAAGTCGTATGTATTTGCCAACTTGTTCATTCGACATCAATGTCGTACCTGTTAAAAAATCGCTTGTGTAAAACAAGACTGCTGGGTCTTTACTCATTTTCTTTTTGCATTAAAAAACCCCCGTACAAATACCGAAGTGCGAGTTCGATATTTGCCGAGGGCAAAGGTCTTTGTTCGTTGTCTCGCACACAACTTTAATACTATACAAAAATAGTGTTTCTACATACAAATAGCAAACTATTTTTTTGTTGCAATAGAATATCTACCATATCCATCGCTCTCATCACACACGATGTCAAGTCCTTCTTTGTGTCGAAGTACGTGAACAAGCGCGGCTAAACGAAACGAACCATAAAGATTTAACGCTTCGATAGGTGTGATTGAACGACCTGTCAATAGATGGGTTTTTACTTTCTTGAGTTGAGATTCTTTTTTCATATTTTTCGATAATTTATTTTAAGTTTTTGTAGTGATTGAGTGTCACGATACAATTCATCGAATACGACGCATTTGAGAGCGCTCTGTTTAATTATCTTAGCGCATTGAATACAAGGACTCATAGTTACGTACATCGTTGCACCTTGAGCGTCTTTACCCGCTTTCAAGATAGCGTTCATCTCAGCGTGAATGACTTCGTCTTTTGTGACATCGTTGTCTTCGCATTCATTACAAAATCCGCGAGGTGTTCCGTTGTATCCAAACGAGAGTATATTTCCATCTTTGACGATGATTGCGCCCACTTTTTTACGATTGCACCTAGAAAGTTGAGCGACTTCGTATGCGATGTTCATATACATTCTCTCGAATTGCTCATCTCTTGTCATCGTATTTGCCTATCAAATATCCTAGAATAAAAGAAAGAGCGATGAATCCGAACCATACCGCAAGTTGATAGTTTGTCATAGTAGATTAGTTTTATAGATTGTAACAGACTCGTAGAAATTATCACCGTGAACTTCGTAGTGTGAGTAGTAAGAACCACTTACGAGATGACTAAGACTCAAATCCATTGAATAGCACTCTTCTAATTGGTCTTTGACTTCTTCCATTGTAGGCTCACTATCAAAAGCGCATATGATGTCGTGGTCTTCATTGACGAGGACATATGTCTTCTTCGCTTGACGATTAATGAATTGTTGAGCGTGATGTTGCTTAGTAAAACGAGCAACGATTTCTTGATTGTCGTATACACGAAACTCTAGTTCGTTGTTGACTACTGCTTGTACGATTTTCATTTTGCTTGTCCTTTATACATACGATACAACTCTTGACGCTGGTGTTGAATCGCTTCGTTGAAGCCTTGAATCATTTCGTCTTTTTCAAACTGATAAGGAGTCGCTTCTTGAATTTCTCTTTTCGACTTCTTTGTCAACACGTGACTCGCGTACATCACCGCAATAGTGATAGGAGTCAAAATGATTGGGTATATGATGTCTAGTTCCATAGTATTGTAAATAGTGGGGCTGTTACACCCCTATTTTGTTTTTAACCTCTTACGCCTCCGTTATATCCTCTTTTAACTTTGTAATAAGCAGTAGAGTATTTATTCTTCTTTGCAATTTTACAAGCTTCATTAATGTTTGACGCAGTAATGTAGTCCAAAATAGTAACGCCGTTACTAGCAATTACGAAATAAGTGTTTTGTTGTTCGTTTTTCATATAGCAAAGATACAACTAGAAAACATATACGCAAGTACTTTGAAAACTTTTTTTCTATTTATTTTGCTTTATGACAATTCTATGACACTTTGAAGTAGATGACCTGCGTAGTACAACTTCTCGTCAATCAAGTCTTTCACGTCGTCAAGCGTGATATTCACTACGTGTGAGCGATGTGATTGAGGCATTCTAGGGTCATAAGAAACAAAGAACGCATTCTCACAAGCACTCGCAATCATACCCATTTGAACTTGCCAGTAGTAGTCGGGATGAATCGACTTCAAGTCTTCGTTTGTTTTGATTGTGAAGTTGCGAAGATGAATACCACTATTGAACGGGCACTTGAACTCAACGATGAAGTCTTCACCTAGAGCATCTGGAGAATATCCCCCAAACTCACCATATTCGATGAAGACGAATGTTTCACCACCGTAGTAGGTACAAAGATTCTCAAATGGGTCAAACGCTTCGTATGCTTGTCGTTCGTGTTCTTTACCCCAATCAAGTGCGCGACCATAGACTTCTTGTCGTACGCCTGTGAGTATCTCAGCGCCTTTCTCGTATATGAAAGTCTTTGCTGTTTCACTTAGGTACTCCGATTTATTTCTCGGAGTACCCATTAATTTGTGAATCTGTGAAGCGGTAAATCTAGAGCGACGCAATTCCTGCCATTGCTCTTCACTTTGCGTAGTCGTAACCATTCTCAAACATTCATTTTGCAGTCGACAACAATTTGTAGTCTACTTCGTTCACGTGATACTTGTTTGTGATGTCGCTAATTTTACCACCACGAGCGATGTGTTCTACTGCTTTGCCCCAATTTGGATGCTTAGGAGTGAGCGTTTCTTTCTGTGGTGTTCTTCCCATTGCTTTCTCACCATCGTCATCGTCGTCGATGTTGAGTCCTAAGATTGCACCTAGAGCGTAGCGACGAGCGTAAGTGATAGCACTTCCCATCGCTTGAGGGTCGTTTGCTTTTGCGACAGGCATTTTGTACGATGCTTCAATCCATTCACCGCTCTCGCTATGAATTAAGATAGTAGTAAGAGCGTCGTCGTCTGGGAGTTGAGCAAACGCAAGACCGCAATCGCTCAAAGGTTTTTGGATAGTGTCTAAGATGTTCGCGAGTGATGCGTACTTAGACTTGAAGAATGGGTTGTTCGCTTCTTTTGACACCTTGCCGATTGTCGCTTGGAACTTGCACAAAGCAAGTCCAATGTTCTTGATTGATTCACTTTTGTTCATATTAGTTTTCGATTTGTTCAATGATTTCTTTTGCTGTCTTGAATACCTTGACCGCTGTAGGGTGATACACGTCACCTTTCAAGTACTTACGAATAGTTGGAAGAGAGAGACCTGTTCTCTCGTGAATTGACTTTTGAAGTCCGTGATAGTGTTTCTTTTTGAGTTCTTCTTGAATCTGTTCTATGTTTGTCATACTTCACAAAAGTACAACAAATCTTTCAATATGCAAACTAAAAAGAAAATTTATTTTATATCTACCGAGAAGATTCTGTTTCCTAGTTTTGTGGCAAGTTCTGTCGAGATGCCATCTAGAAGTTGTTGATTCCACACGTTGCGTATGAATTTTGTCGGCTTAATACCTCGACGACCTATAGCGTTCGCGATTGCTTGTGCTTTGTTACGACGTGCTTCGTTCACGTCTTGACCTTTTGTTGTACGCGTTTGAATACCTTTGTCCAGAAGCCATTGTTCTATCGCTTGTACAGGTGGGCGCTTACCACGTCGACGACCTGCGTCGACATACTCTGCGTAGTCTTCCATCCCTAGACGCATTGTCAACGAAGTAGGTGTTCTCGTTGTCTCTAGTGGTTTGATAGATTGACGTAGTCGACCACTCGCGTTTGAGTCGTATGTAAATTTTCCTCGTTTCTTAGGTTTGTCAAGTTGCTCTTCGAGTTGCTTTGTTACACCATTCCAGAAGTTCGCGATGATTTGATTCAACTCGCTGTCTCCTTTTGTGACGAAAGAGTCTGCTCGTTCGCCTAATCCGTTCAAAAATTCATCAAAGGTCATTCAACATTTCTATCAATAGTGGATGTGGGTAGACATCTATTTTGTCTTTACGTACTGAGTTGTGAGTGAACACACCATTCTTACCACTCAATGCGCGTTTTGTGACATCCCAGATATCTTCATTGTACTTTATATCAATAGCGTATTTGTCGCGCCATAACAAAAGCAATTCTCTCACACTAGCAATTTGCTCTTTTGTGTAGTTCTCAAAGTACGTGTAGCCTTTGAATGGCTTGTCTAGTTTACACACATCTTTGACTTCTTTACCTACGTAGTTGTAGAATTTGCCTTTCTTCTCGACCAGGTATCCCCAATTACAAATCTCGATACCGATTGAGTTCTTGTCGAGATTAACGTAGGGTAAACCTAAGAAGTGAGACGACTTCAAGCCTAAGTGATACGCCCAATACTTTGAATCAAAGCCTTGTACTATCTCACCGTTGCGAGAGATTGCAACACAAGTACCTACGTTTAAAGGGTCTGCATCCCAGAATTGAAACGTCGATACACCATCAGCACCACCTGCGGTGTGATGAAGATAGATTTGTTTCTTTGTTGATTCGTCTTTGTTATAGCCCTTGAATGGTGTTTGCTTGATATTCATCTGTCAATCGTTTTAAGTACCAATTTGCTTTTTTCAAATCTTCAAGACGATTCTTTTTTTCGAATCTCCACACGTATTTCAACACGTTGCCTTTGAGATATCCGTAGAATGCTTCTTGTGTCATAGAGGCTTTGATTGCTTCGATTGCTTCTACGTCGCCTGTCTTGTAGTGGTTTGGGTTTATCGCGTCTTTTTCCATCGTGTTGCAAAAGTATAGAAGTCTTCGTCAATTATCAATGAGTGACCACCATTCAAAAAGAGTTGAGTGTGTTCGTGATATGCGCTTACTGCTACAACTTGACGCAAGTCAACGAGACCCTCTTCGAGATACTCTACAATTTGTGGGTCAACTCCAATCTCAAGAAACGCGTCATCGTTACGCTCTTCGTGAACAATTAATACGTCAACTATCATAGCGTTTTGTGTGTGTAAGCGTGAATCTTTCTACCCATATTCTCTGTTCTGTGAGGCTTCATAATCAACCAACGACCGCCAATTGGTTTAGGTGATGCACCTCTCTCGATATGCCATCCTTTTGAGCCATCACCATACTCTTCTTTGTACGCACTTGTACGAATCATCAATATGTCTTTCAATACGACGGTGTCTTGTTGCGTTAATTGCTCAACGGTATATGTCAACTCGTAGTCTTCGTGAACGTGACCCATCCAAATAGCGTCTGCGCCTTCTACGTTGACACTCATTCTATTGTGTTGAATTGTTCCTCGTGTTACTGCGCCACCTCCACCAAATCCGTGCATATACTTAATCACATATGACTTCCCTTTACCAGCGTTATCGCTAAAAGCGTAGCGTATCCATCCACCGTATCCACCGACTTGAACTTCTGTTTTACACTTGTAGTTGATTAAAGTGACAAAGCGTTCTATGATGTCCGTCTCTTGACGCTTCAAGATGGAAGTCTCGTGGTTGCCATAGCCTACGAACTTAATCAAATGCGCGTAAGGTGCGAACCATTCGACCGCTGTGTTGACGATTGCATCAAAGTAGTTTGCGACGTTGTGTTCGGGTCTTATATCGCTCTTTGATTTGCGAGGGTCATAAGCACCTTGCATCAAGCAAAACAAGTCACCATTTATTAGAATGTCGTGACCTCCTTTCAACGCTTCGTCAAGATGCTTCTTCAATAACTCTCTATCACATTTTGGATTGTCCCAATGCAAGTCCGAGATGAGAAGAACACGTGTGTCTTCCCAATTTTTTTCAATTCTTACTACGTTATTTTTTTTCATATTAGTATACCAAGAAAGAAAGCGATAACAGAGAAGACTACGATTTGTGATTTAAGCGTCTTCTCGTGCGTTCTAAGCGATTGAATTTCGCTTTGTGTACTTTTTATCGTTCTTGCTTGAATGGTTCGAATAGAGTCGAGTTGTGCGATTTCGATAGAATCAAGACGAACTAGTTTCTTGTAGTCGATAACTTTGCGTCTTGCTTTTACACCCTCAACGAGATAGTGTTGCGCGCTCGATAGAGTCGATGTGTCGATGGAGATTGATTGCCCTTTCAAGTCCGTCACTAGTACGAGAGAAAGTATCAACATACAACGTGTCATACATATAAATAGAATCGCGAACAAGTTGTTTCTTAAATCGTACTTTTTCGATAGTGTCTTCGTAGTAAGAAGTAGTCTCAATGTACACAGGTTCTTTCTCAATCGGCTTGAAAGTGAAGAACGCGTACACGATACTACACAGGTACAACGCAACTATCAGCCAAGTAAGGAGTAGAAATTTGGAATTGGATGCCATAACCTGCGACGATGTCTGTTTTTGCGTCATAGAAAGGCTCTGCCGTGCTACTTACAATCAACTGAAAGTCTTCATCGTTGTTGTAGTGATAGTCGATTAGAGCCATTATATCAATGATAATTTGAGCGGTGTCACTTAATACTTCGATAGTATTCGACTCGCTCTCGAAAACTCTATCAAAAACTAACAAAGCAAAACGATAGTTCACATAGCGACCATCACGAGTAGCCATATCAAAGCCATCGGGAACGAGCCACACAAGAGGGTAGAACTTGACCTCGTCGACTGCGAGATTGTACTCAGCACCGACAGAGAACTTGCCGACCATCTTATGGCTTTCGACCTGCGTTCTGATTTTTGCTATGATTTGATTTAACGTCATTCTTTAAGAATTTGATGAGTTTGGCTTCGTTGTTTTTTTGCCATTTATTTGTCCGTGTCGGGGAAGTCATAGCCCCAGAAGCAGTCGTCATAGTCTGTTGGTAGATATATTCCGCCTACGAATGTAGTGCTTGATGGTCGTATTGTATCGAACGTAGAGCCAGGGTTCAAGAATAAAGGGTAGTCGTTCGTGTATTCTCTCAAATAATCTCTCAAACGATTTGAGTAGTACTCTGCTTTGTCGCGATAGCGATTCTCAAGAAGCGTCAACTCGTCTACACTTATCGCTCTAGCGTTGTCACTCTCTCTACTTGCTACGCTTTTATTCATCAATTTGAACGTCATAGGGAGCATCGCTTCACACAAAGTATAATACTTCAAGCAAGGTGCAATATAAGAGTCTAGAAGCGTTCTATTGAGCGTTGTGAGTGTACCTGCAAACGCTTGAGATTGCAACTCGTTATACAATCCACTTCCAATGATGTCACGAATGTAGATTTCTTGACTCTCTTTGATAGCGTTCTTCAAGAGTTTGTCATCAACATTCTCGTTGATAGGCGTATTATCTTTCAAATACGTTGTCGAAACGAAGTATACAAAGTTTGTCATTTTCTTCTTCTTACTACTTTGCTGGCCCAGATATGTCTGCAAGATGGTCTATGTATCGCAGGTGATGAATCGGGTATTGTGTACCATCCACCGCGACGCTTCCATACATCGTGTTTTACTATCGCATTCATCGCGTTAATATCTTCACGAGAATACAATCTATTCAATCCTATGAGAGAGCGACAAAAATCACGAGACGTAGGTATCAAATCACCGCCTTCTGTGTTAGGTGCTTTCTCGTATTTGTAACGAACGAGAAGTTCGGTTTGAATGTCTGCGATTTCTTTTAATCCACTTTCTGTGATTGTTAATCCACCCTCAGCAGGTTGAATCATTCCCGTCTTATTCAAGTTGTCTATTGCTTGAGACACTTTTAACAAGTCAGCGTCAATGATGTTCACAACTTCACCGATAGTGATTCCCTTGTTTTCCTTGATTGTGTTCAAAACGGCTTTCTCAATGTCACTAGCGAAAGTCATTTTGACTTCTTCAAAGAGAGAAGCATCTTCACCAAATTGCGCAAAGACTTTCAAATCACGCTCGTCATCCCATCCGAATGGATTCTCTTTTGACATTGCGACAGGCGATGTGTTTGGTAGAGCGTCTCCTCCTGCGATAGGTGCGAGACCTGCAAGTTGACGCTTCTCGTTGATTGTCATATTCGACAATACGTTGTTCGCTACGAGAGGACTCAAAGAGTTGATTGCGTCGTTCAAGTTTGATTGAATCTTCACGGTTGAAAGTTCGGGCAATCCCAACTCCTTACGTGCTTCTTCGTTTGAAATCAAGTTTCTAGTATACAAGTCTAAGTAGTCAAGACCTAGTGGTGGTTTGTTGATTGTCTCAAGTTTTACAGGTGCGATGAATGAGAATAAGTAGGTCAATTGCTCATCCATTTTCTGTTGACGAGGCTCAACGTATGCTTGTTGAAACATCTCGTACGCTTCAATCATTTCGCTACGACCGCCGAGTTGACCTTCTACACGAACACCGAACAACATAGGTGAGTTCACTTTGTGACCCACGAAAATCTCTTGTTGTACCGTCTTGTTTAAGATGTCGAATTGTTTGTCAAAGTCGCTAGGTTGAATGTTTGATACAATAGACTCTCTTTCGTTCGCTTCGTTATACATCAAGATGAGACCACCTGCGTTGTCTGTACCTTGATACGAGTCTTTGAATCTGCGCTTTGCTTTACGTGCTTCTTCGGGCGTAGGTACACCTTTGAACATCTGTATCAAAGTTTGAGCCGAGAAGCCATTCTTGATAGAGTTCAAATGCCAATTCGAAATCTCGGTGTCAATCTCGATGTACTTCAATGCGCCAACGTAATCGGGTAAAGGATACACACCTTGACCAGGGCGATACATCTTGTAGTAGAACAACTGCTTTGACTCGCGAGTGTTCTCGTTAAAAGGGTTGTAGTGAATTACTTCTTCACGACGATTTGACCAATCTTCGGAATAATAGTAGCAATCGTCTAAACCGACACGAACATTCTTGAATGGCAAGTGGTAAAGTTCTGCAATTTGAGTCTTTGCGCGATTCCAAATTACTTCGATAGCGAAGCCGTTGAACAACTCTAAGTCATAAGAGACTTTTTGTTTGAACTCTTCGAATGACTCGTAAGTATTAATCGACTTAAGTTTCGCTTCTGCTTTTGCGATGTTTTGTGTGTTCTCACCGACGATGGCTGTTCCTGCACCTGCAACATAAGACGCTTTAGAAGATACAATCGCGTTGTGTTTAGGTGATTTTGAGAACAACTCAACGAGCAACTCGGGATACAAGTTGTCGTCTCCAAAGTTGTATATGTCTTTCGACTTATTCTCTTTGAATGTCGGGAGTTTATTCTCGTGAAATTGAAGTCTTTCGAAGTTCATTACTAGTAAATAGCGATTATTCTTTTTTGTCTTTGATAAATAGCATCAAAAAACCACCACTCAAGAAGACGCTCACTTCACTCAACGTAGTCTTCTCTAAGTACACTAGTACAAATGACGCTATAATTACGCCTATTCCTAGCGTTGTGGTTTTCCAATTCTTGAAGATTCTATCAATCATCGACCTTGACCTTTGTAGGGTTTTGTGCTTTTATGTTTGTTTAATGACTTAGTGTGTCGACGAAGTTTGTTCTTCGGTTTTGGATGCCACACGACACTTGTTGACTTAGTCTTTGCCATCGAGTTTGTCTATTTTTTTAGCGTAGTAACGAATCGCAAACAAACCCGATACAATACCAACGATAGCCAAAATAAGCGAAAACAAAGGTTGCCAAGTAGTCGCAAAATGTAAAATAGTAGACGAGCAAGAAATACCTGTTGCGATGTTCGCGATTGTATCGTTCTCAAAATGTCTCATTATTTGCTAGGTTCGGGAATTACACAATAAGGAGAGTCTGGGAACTTCTCACAATAAGACTTCAAGTACAAAGAGTCATCTCCTGAGAAAGTGTGAATCCCCATTGGTGGAGGCCAAACTTCGTAAGGCGTAAACTCTGCGGGTGGTTCTGCATAAAACAAAATGTCGACCGCCCATTTTTCGCTTAAAACTGCGGGGGTTTTCAATTGCATCCCGTCATAAACTGCTGGGGTAATTGGCAAAAATCCCAACTCTACAACGGCGCAATCTTTCCAACTTGTGACGGGTTCGCCCTCAAGGTTGGTTGTGGTTTGTTCTATTAACTTGCGAAGCGTTGCCCATTCGGTTGGGGTGCATTCATATTTGCGAAAGGTCTTTGTCATTGCTTAAATTGTTGTTAGTGATGCAAGTTCTGCGTTGGTTAGGCGGGTTGGGAATAATACCAATTCATTAATTGATTGACCATTTTGGGCGCTGTACACTTTACTCAATGTATGCGCAAAAGTTAAAGCGCTTGAATTTGTATAAACTTGAACTCCATTTGCATAATATGCAATGTCGCCACTTTTGTATGCGATTGCAATTTTTAATCTTGTATTGGTATTGTTGACATATGAATAAGCAACTATGTCAACATTATTATTGCGAATAGTCAAATAAATTTTGCCATCTTCGCTTGGTTCAGGAATGATGTAAATTCCAGTTCTATAATTAGAGCCATCCGCATCGTCAACTGACAAATAACGGTCATAACTTGATGTTTTGAAATTGCGAATAAAATCCAAAAACACAACCCCCTCTGTCTGCCCAATCAAACTACTAATCCCCGTTTTGAAACAAGCATCCGCCACACGGGTAGCCGATGAACTTGTGGTTGGGATGTAACTTGTGGCATATGATGAAACCTCGTGTTGAAATCCCCAAAATAAAACATCACTTGCCCCCGTTGTCGCACCTCTTAAACCAACTGTTTGCGCTGAATAAGTATAAACAAAATCAAATCTTTGCCATTGGTCGGTTGCGGTTAAATCGCTTGAATACAATGTCGCACCGTTTACAAAAAATCTAAATTTTTGAGCCGTTCCGCTTTTGGCTTTTGCATAAACTGAAACAACATTTGTACCCGCCGAACCAGTGCCTGAATTATACACCATGTCGGTTGATGCAGAAAATTGAACGCGGTCGGCATTTGTCGTGCCATCGGGCGAAGTTGCATCATTTGCCGTAACTGTGACGCTTCCGCTTGTTGTCCATTGGTTTAATTCTTGACTATATGGGTAAAGGTTCGTACTCTGCTTTTCCAACAACAAAGACGGACATCCCCCGCCCCCATTTTGGTAGGTAAGGCGTGGAACATTTAGGCGGTCGGTTGTGGGGAAATAGGGTTTGGCGGTTGA